CGGTGTTACCATTTTAGAATTAAAACGTACATGGATATTCAATCCATACATTTTATTGATCGCATCAAGTCCCCTCTGAATGGTAGCCAGATTTCCGCTTCTTGTCAACTCGATCTCTCCATCGTTGTAACTCGTTTCCGCGGAAACCAGCCGTTCCGGTTTTTCCACACCGCTTGCTTCGATTCCGAGATCAGCCAGACATTCTGCTACTTCTCTCTGTGCTGCGGTGTCAAGTTCGTTAAAGATTGGCTGTACTTTCAAGTCAATGGTATCAATTTGAATCTGTTTTCGCAGATCGTTTTTTGCTTTGATGAAAGGAATATTTTTTACCCATTTTTGAATAAAGTTATCAATGGATAACTTCTGCGTAGAATCCCCGCTGATGACAACTGGCGTTCTCTGCTGGATCACGTTTACCCTTGTTGACGTTTTTTTCTCCGCCAAACTCTGCGAATGCAGAATAATGCTGAGAATTTCCGGTACAGCAAAAGGTCTAGCAAAAATCAGCGC